TCCCCCAACAATCCCAGCCGCCCGTGCAGATGCAGCGTTGTCGTTCGCGTTGTTCACCGCGCCGGTCATGGCATTTCCGGCTGCGGTGACTTGCCCCGCAGCGGTCTGCCCTCCACCGCTCGTCCCGGTCAGGCGGGAAAAGATGTTCCCCTGATCGTTGCTGAAGCGGTTATAGGAGTCATTCGCCTTCGTGGAGGCGTAGTCATTGCCGAACCGTGTCAGCGCCTTCAGGGTGGCTCCAGAGTCGTAGGAACCCCCAGCTAATGCCCTCTGGTTTATGCCCTTTGTGCCCTCATCCAGCCCGAACTTGAGGCCGGACTGATAGACCGGATCGGCCTCCATGTCGGCTGAAGTAAAGCGCCGCGTCAGGTAGCCAGAGTCCGAGCCGGTGTATTGGTCATCCACCCCAAGAAGCTGCCCGAGCCGCTTGTTCGCCGCCGTGCCCGTTTGCAGAAAAGGCAGCGTGTCGGCGCGGGATTGGTCGTACTGGCGGCGGGCTTCTGCAATGCCCGCAGCAGAGGAATCAGCCCCTATCTGTGCGGCATCTCTGGCAGCGTTGCTGCCCATGTAGCCGCTTAGGACGCTGCCACCACCGGCCAGCAGCGCGGGGAGTAATGACGTTCCACCGGAGCCTAGAAGCGCCTTCAGGGTCGATGTGCCGAACTGCTTAAGCCCGCTGCCATCAGAGGCAGATAGCGTGTAAGGCAAGTATTCGGAACTGTTGCTCAGGTCGATCTGTCCTCCCATCAGACGGGCGATGTCGCCACCGCCAGTCCCGTAGTAATCGGCATACGTGGGCATGGTGTCGAAGTTGTACCCGCCCGCATACGATGGATCAGTCAGGAACGAGGTGTCATAGCCGCCAAGGTCAAGCCCCTGGCCCCAATCAATGTCCATAGAACCATCCGTCACGTTGTAGGAGGAAACAGGAGTAGGACTTGCACCGTCCGTCGCGGTGACGGTAGGCTCGCCACTCCCACCGCCGAGCATGGAGCCGCCGTAGCCCATGAGACCGCCAAGGATGGGATTTCCGCCCGTCAGTAAAGCCTTTCCAGCGCCGACAATTCCAGAACCGACTGCGGCGCTCGTACCAAGCGCATTGCCCACCATCCCGCCAAGACCAGCAGTGAAAGGAGCGGCTAGAACATTGATCGCTCCGCTATCAACAAACATATCCTTAAGCTGAGGAACTAATCCGCCGCTATCAGGCTTGGGGTCACGCATGGCGCTGATGATCTGCTTGCCGCTCTGACGGGCGAGGCTAAGCGGCATTTCCTGACCATCTTCGGTAATGACGCCTAGCTCATAACCGTTCGGCCCCATGATCTGAACACCGCGCGAGCCGTCCTCATTCACCTGTCTGTCGTTCGGGTTGTAGCCGAGTAACTGCGTCAGGCGCTCGTTGACCATGGCGTTCTGCTCTGGGGAGTCGTTCTCCAGAAGCTGGACCTCCCGGCCATCCTCGCCGACAGGGGCAAGCGGATACTCCCACCCATCGCCGCTATCTACGGCTTGGTGTAGCTCACCATCTGCCCCGTAGTACCAAGGCGCTGCACGGTTCCAAGTAGCCATTATGCTGGTGCCCCTGTCGAATCGACCCAATCCGGCACAGCCGGGCCAGTCCACCACACCGGAAATCCCAGCGTGGTATCAAAGTACGGTCGGCCAACCCACAGGAATTGCGTAGGTCGTTGCGCTGTAGTGCCGCTCTGCGACACCGCAAATAAAATTTGCTGAGCTGCGGAGAAAAACTCCTTCCAGCCCTTGGAAACGTCACTTCCGTTCGGCTCATCAACCGCCGTGTATGGAATGCCGCCTATCTGTCCTGGCATGGCTCAGTCGTCCGGATTGATGCAAGCGGCCACTAGAATCAGCGGCACAGGGTCAGTGACAGTCAGGCGCGGGACAATGGTTCTGGAGCTAGAACCCAACTGCCGCCACTCAACATAGGTCTGATACTCCCCGGTCGCCCCCATCGGCTTCCACATCTGAGCGCCCCAGGTCTTGCCGTTGTCGCGGGAAATCTCAAGCCCTATCTGCGGGTTTGAGCCTTGACCGTTCGCCAGACCTACACCCACCTCAATATCCACGCGCAGCTTGTCAATGGCGATGCGGTCCTGATCCCCATCGGCTACCGTTTCCCCGGTTATCTGGCGCTCGATAGAGTCGCCGTTGTCGGTCAAGGCAGTCGGCGTAATGGTGTACAGCCGACCGGCGTTGTAGTCGCATCCGATTATTTTGGACAGCAGGGAGAAGGAGAACTCCACACGATGGCGAGTAAGGCCAAAGCTCTTGAGCTTCGACCAAAAGCCCACAGCCCCATCGTAAATCCACGTATAGCCAGCCGTGGGGAAGTTGATTACATACATCGGATGCCCGCCCAGCATGTAGCTGTATGCTGATGCATCCCCAACAACGGCATAGCTGTTGATAATCGCGTCCATGTCAACGGTGCTGATCTTCTCAGGCAGATAGCCGGAGAGCTTCGCCACCATCACCTGCCCCATGCGATTCCGGACAAGCATTGCTACAGAGTTGTCATACTTCGCCATGCTCCAGCGAGCGGCCAAGCCCCATTCCGTAGCCGTTCCGCTGATTGGGACAAAGGGCTGATCCCCGTTCTGCGAGATGCCCCAATACTCAGCAGACAACGAGCCTTCAAGGATCAACTGCCCATTGCTGGCCCACACCGCCACTATCGGGTCGGGATTCGTTTCAGCATTGGCAAAGTCCAGCGAATCCCAGGACAGCCCGTCATCTATTGCAGACCAATAGAACCGGCTGGAATTGGCAAGGCTGATGACAAAGCGGCGGGCAAGCACGGCTACCGTTGTCGCCGTGGCGGGGAAATCCATGTCCGTTATCTGGACGAATGCAAGCGTGCTGGTGTTGTAGATATAGCCGTTCGTTCCATCAACGATCATCACCTGCACGCCGTTGTGGGCGATGGAAACGCGCCCAGATGACGTGTTCAGCGTTCCTTTGTTCGTGAATGTCCCGGCGTTGTTGACCTCGTACAAAACCCCGCCGATCACGACATAGCCGACATTACCAGGCTCGAATTCCAAAGCACCGCGAGCGGGGGCGGCTGCGATGTCTGCAAACAAGTCAAGGCCCGGAGTCTGATAGCCGACAAGTGCCGACTTTTCGCCCTGCGGCCTACTCTCGCAATAGAAGTTCTGTAGCAACTTTGCCGTGACGAACGGACTCTTGGACGCCTGCCCAAGACCGAACAGGGGAATTCTCACGAATAAGCCCCAGCAATGAAGTCCTGATAGTTCAGGTTGTAGCCATTCAATCCATACGGGTATTCCATCAGCGTGAGCGTCTTGTTAGCCCGGCAGATGTCGGCGAAATATTCATTCGAAAGCGCAACCACGTCCGGATATTGCGAAATCTTCTTGCCGAAGAAGGGAGCCAGCATCACGGCGAGCTTGTAACGAAAAGCCAGCGCATACCCTGGCGGGTAGGCAATCGCAGCCCCAGCACTGGACACAGAGGAAAGCTGCCCCATAAGGCTGAACGTCACCGGAATAACCTGATTCGGCACAGGCCACAGGGTTATCTCACCCAGCGGGAAGCTGTTGACGTACAGATACCGATAGGGGAACTGTTGCTGCTGATCCTTGACCGTGATGAGGTTGTATTCCTGCTGCGTCATGGACGTGAACGGATAGGACGTGTTCCCGTTGATCACCGCATAGGCTGGGTCGTTGATCCACACCGGGCGAGCGGTGTTCCAGTCACCACCCGTTCCTATGGTGTAGGTGGCCTGAGAAGCTACGGTGTTGAACGTCTGATCCGCAGCGCCCCACACCGCGAGCTTGCGGGTGTTGAATATCTCCAGCAGATCATTGAATACCGACAATGCCTGCGTGGTTTCAGCGTTCGTCAGCGTTTGGTCGATGCCGACAGCATTAGTCAGCGCTAAGGAGCCGCGAATGATGTCTAGGGCGGTGGTGGGGCTAGGCATTGGCGCGGATCCTTTCAGTACCCGTCAGCGCCCCCAAGCACCGCTCCTTCACATTCACGCACCAAGCGGGGTTAATGACCTTCCCGGCCTCGTCCACGACCTGATAGGGGATGCACCAGGCGGTGGTGTGGCCTGCTGCGACAGAGGCGGCGTAGTTCCGGTCGTTGGCGAGCATCCAGCTATGAATGCGGTCGGCTAAGGCTTGGGCGTCTGATTGCTTGGGGAATTCGAGTCTCATAGGGCGCCCACTTGCTGGAGATACCTGATGACGCGGGCGCGGGTGGCGGCGTCGTGGGCTGCGGGGAAGTCAATTACTTCTTTGAAGGCGACGTTTGCCCACCCACTTCCGCCACTTCGGGTAGCGGCTAGCGTCAGTCCGTTGGCGGAATTTGAACCCGCAGTCCCGGTTTGTGCAGCATTGTTGTTGACTTGAATCAGAGAGGCTGCGTTGTTATAGACGACAGCGACCACCGCAAACGCCCCCAAGGCAGGACCGTTTGCGC